TGGTCCGCACCGCATGAACAGAATGCCCACTCCAGGCGGCGATTCAGGCAAGTATATTGGCGGCTTTGGCTGGGGTCAAGGCCAATATGACGCCGGCATGTGGATCACACAGAATGGTCAGTTGATGATTTCTGGCTGTGACGGTACCAGCGCCGGCCATGAAAACTGGCAAGGACAGTTCTGGACCTTACGATATTACCAAAGTGCTATTTCCAATCCAGGCGCCTATCACAGATATCACATACACGGCTATCACGGCGGATAAGGAGTCGACCCCATGAGTTGGATCGACTCTCTACTAGAACGCACACCAAAAACCCTACGCTTCAAAGGCGTAGGGATTCGCAGTCAATCAGTAGCTGTGCGTTTGCTAGACACAGTTCCTGTAGAACTAGATCTCTTTTTTCATTCAGATGTTTCTTCAGCCAACTATGTTGTACTGGCAGAAACAGCCAGCGGCCTCAAAGAAACACTGCAAGTGAATGTGATTGCCGGCATATCAGAAGATCGTCTTTCCTATCAAGGTCGGGTGGCAGTGTATGGCCGAGTAAACTTTGGCACACAGCTATTGGACATCAACTGTGTGGTAGACTCATCCAAATGTTCTGTGCAGGCCACACCCAGTGTTGGCGAAGATGTACTGGTAAAGATATTTCCGGTATACATGGAGACTATCTATGGCGGTTAATGCACAACAGGTCAAATTTGAATCAGACTATGGTTTCAATGTACCAGGGATCGAACTCAATGACGACGGATCACTAACAGCAGTCAGCTTGCGCGGTGGTGATCTGCTGGTCAGTGGAACTGCCATTGCCGCACAAGGTGCCAACAAAACAATCACACTCTCTCCAACAGGTACCGGCACAGTATCAACTCCAAAGTTAACCATTACTGGATTAGCAGACGATCGTGTTGCATATTCAAACAACGGCGCTGTAGAAGGCAGTGCCAACCTAACTTGGAACGGCACAACACTTTCAGCCACTAACATAAACACTCGCAGTGTTTCCAGTACTGATCCTCTTAATGAACTGGTATTAAACAGTCCTACAGTGGTCACAGTAAATTCTGCTGTGACAGCAACAGGCACAGTAACAGCACCCAATTTTACAGTTACAACAGGAAAAGTGTCATCACCATTAGTTGAAGCAACAGGTACGTCAAACAAGATACGTTTTTATTTTGATAATGTTGCTAGCTTTCCAGATGCCGCAGTATGGGAAGGCAGTATGGCCTATGCCAACGACACATCAAAAATATATTACGCCAAAGGCACTGCTTGGCAAGAACTTGCTAGACCAGAATCTGGTATCAACACAACAGATTCATCCAGCTTTAGCAATGTGGCCATAACTGGCGGATCAATAAATGGTACTCCAATTGGTGCATCAACGCCTGCTGCCGCTACGTTTACTTCTGCCAGCGTATCTGCTGTGCCAACATTNGCAAATCAGCTAACTAATAAGAGATACGTGGATCAACAGCTTTACCTAGCGATTGCGCTGTCAGGATAAAAAATGTCAAAAAAACTCATAACAAAATATCTATTCACACCTGGATCAGCAGGATCAGGCACGGTGAAATTTACTTCAAAAGTTCCACTGGAACAGGTGGTGCTGATAACCAACACCACCAGGAATCAAGTTATATACAATGCATTTGACCCACTGCTGGGCGGTGTAGCATCTTACAATGGATCAGACACTTCAACATTTGTTAATTCAATTGACGGCGTAACAACACTGACACTGGCTGCTGATACCAACGCCATGCTGTCCGCTGACAAACTTCAGATCATTGTGGACGGCAAAGAGCTTGCTGTTCGCCCGTATGACTTTGGTACAGATGCAATTGAGCGTATGCGCACAGCAGATCCACAGTCGCTGATTGACGCTGACTTTGAATATGGACTACAGCCCACTAAGTGGCAAAACCTAGGCCTGGTACGTAACTATCCGGGCATCTATGAAATTCCAGGAACAGATCTAATCGTATCATCTATCACAAGCGATGGCGGCGTAAACAGCCTTATTTCGGTGACCACTGTGGATGCACACACCTTTACCGCAGGTACACCTATAACCATGCAGGGTCTGAGTAGAACTGTCACTGGCTACAGTCGTGCTGAAGGCTCGTTCCTGGTAGCAGCCACTCCGGTTCCAACATCAAACACATTCTCTTACTATGCCAAAGGTCAAGTAGGAACAGGAACCAGCGTCCTATTAACCGATACCATACAGCTACGTAAAGGTGGATTCTATACTGGTTCAACCATTGCAACACTTTCGTTGACATCAGACGGGCTAACTCCGTCAATTATCACAGTTACCACAACCAGCAATCATGGACTAACCCCGGGCATGCCAATTGTGGTGGATATTACATCAGTAGGAACAGGACACGAACAAGCCGAAGGACCATTCTACGTTGAGCGTGTGATCAGTCCAACCAGCTTTTCATACACTGCAAGACCAGCGGCAATTGTTTCCACTGCTACTACGCTAACAGGAAACGTCTACATACGATCTGATGCTTTCTTTATTCATAGACCGTATGACGGCGGCGTGCTGATTTCATCAGGCGGACCGGCATACGGCATGCAGGCAGTGCGTAGCTCTAAGAAGTATTTTCGTTATCAGTCTGGTAAAGGTCTGTTGTTTACAACTGGTACACTGTTTCGTCCAAACTATGATATACAAAGTGTTACAGCATCAGCAACCACAATTGGTTCTCCAATCACAGTGACCACCGACGGTGTTGACCACGGTCTACAAAGTGGAGCACAGGTAAGATTAGAAGGCATAACAACGTCGGGCTACAATGGAACTTATACGGTATCGTCCATTGTATCAGATACAGCATTTGTTGTATTGGCAACACAAACATTGGGTAATGCAACAGCATCATTATCAGTTGATCCTAAAGTCTATGTCACAGGCTGGCACGGATCAGTAGTACGACTGGGTATATTTGATGAACAAAACGGAATTTTCTGGGAACACGATGGACAAGAACTGTATGCAGTAGTAAGAAATTCAACAACACAGATTGCCGGTCTTGGCGCAATCAATGCAGATTCAAATACACTGACTGGTACTAGTACTCGATTCCAGGACCAGCTCAAGGTGGGCGATGACATTGTGATTCGAGGAATGACACATACGGTGACATCAATTGCCAGCCAAACTTCGCTCACTGTAGCGCCAGATTTCAGAGGTGCCACCAACGTATCTGGTGTACGTATGTGCGCAGTTCGAGACATAAGAATACCGCGTACTCAGTTCAACAGAGACACGCTAGATGGCAATGGACCAACTGGATTCAATCTAGATCTCAACAAAATGCAGATGATGGGTATTCAATATACCTGGTACGGAGCTGGTTTTATTGATTTCATGGCTCGTGGAGTAGACGGCAATTTTGTTATAGCACACAGAATCAAAAACAACAACGTGAACAATGAAGCATACATGCGTTCAGGAAATTTGCCAGCACGTTACACTGTTATTAACGAAGGATTTGTTACACGTTTGACCAGCGCAATTTCTGCCAGTGATACTTCATTGACTTTGGTAGATGCATCTCGATATCCTACAAGCGGTATGATCTATGTAGACAACGAGTTGATTTCTTTCTCGGGTCGCACAGGTAACACATTGACTGGGCTAACAAGAGCAGCCACACTGTCTCAATTTTCAGGTGGGTCTCAGCGTAACTTTACAGCAGATGTGGCTAGTACCCATGCAACAAATGCTGGCGTACTTTTAGTAAGTGTTACATGTAGTCCAACACTCAGCCACTGGGGTAGTGCAGTGATTATGGACGGTAAGTTTGATACCGACCGCGGATATTTGTTTAACTATCAGAGACTGAACATTGCCGCCACAGCAACTAACCAAACTGCCTTTATGATTCGTTTGGCGCCTAGTGTGTCCAATGCGATTGTGGGTGATCTTGGTGCAAGAGATCTGCTGAATCGATCTCAGCTGTTGTTGGAACAGATTGAAATTACCACAGCATCAGCAACGCCCATTGTGGTAGAAGCTGTGTTGAATCCGCAGAATTATCCCATACTACCAGCCAACGTAACCTGGACTGCACTTACTCCATTGAGTCAAGGTGGACAGCCAAGTCTAGCACAAGTTTCAACCGCAGTTACTTGGCCAACAGGCACGTTTGCACTGCCAGGAGAACAGGTATTCTCGTTTGTATCGGCAGGTTCGGATACCAAGGTGTTGGATCTGGGTAAACTAAAAGAACTCACAGCAACTACAATTGGAGGACGTGGCGCATTTCCAAATGGTCCGGACGTACTAGCAATCAACGTTCGTACTGTGAGTGGTAGTGCTACTGCGCAAATTGTACTACGTTGGGCTGAAACACAGGCCTAATCAGTGTAGGCATAATTACTATTATGTCTACACTTAAAGAACTCACACAAGAAAATCATCGCAAGGCAGAGCGTTCTGCTTTTGTTGGTGCCATGATGAAAAATCAGCTTACTCCAAATCAATGGACACGTTATTTGGCCTGGAAACGAGATATACTACTTTTTCTTGATGCCAAATTAAACCTAAACAGCAAACATCCAGAATTTGATCGTACTCAACAATTTGAAAAAGACATAGTAGATACCAATGGTGGCGATTCGGAATTAGATGCAACGCACGACTATATTGAGCACATCAACGGCAATCTTAAAGACGCCTGGGCTCATGTGTATGTGCATTACCTTGGGGATCTTCGCGGAGGACAAATGCTGAAGAAAATTGTCAAACTGCCAATGAGTCATGTTGAGTATACCGATGCAGAAGGACTTGAAGCAATTATCAGATCGCATCTAACCGATGACTTAGTTGATGAAGCTAATAAAGGTTTTGAATTGACCATGCAGGCCATGGAAGAGATAATGACTCATGAGTAAAGTATGGGACACCATGCTTGAGTTGCAAGCAAACATAGAACAGCAATTGAACAAAATTGGAAATCCTGTAGATGAAGGCCACACGTTTGATTGGCCAAATCATGTATGGAATTCGCCTGTGTTTAGAAGAGCACACCTTGACGCAGTTGATGCACGTGACACTAAGGGACTCTACATGTTACACGTCACTGTATTCCCGCACGTCATTGATCCTAGTCCTATATTTGGATTTGACATTATCTGTGGCGAACGTAAAATAACTGGATGCTTTCATGATTTCAGTGCCAGTGCAGACAAAGAACACGCAATGATGCATTGGTTTCAAGATTATGCCAAACAGTTTGCGTGGCGCAAGGAACGTGAGTTACCAGAGTGGGCCAAACGCATATTCAGTCCTGGTATGATTGCGGCAGGCAATGTCAGCGATGAATTAGAAATAGATCAGATATTACAGATTGTATCTACTACTCTGCCGTGGTATCTGGATAATGTTGGAAAAACACGCGGCCAAGGTGATCCACGAGAAATACTAGAAGCACAAAATTATTACTGCAACAATCAACGACAGAATCCACACACTCCTCGTGTGATGCAAAGTCTAGGTTTTGACGAGAACACTGTTTATCGATTCATAAACGATTGTCTGTTTCCTGATTTAGTATAAGCGCGGCAAACTTGTTGTGCCATATGATAAGCCTGCGTCGCTGACTAGCACTGCTTTCTCTATATACAGGATCTTCAGCTAACGTCTGCAATAGTTTGATATCCTCTAGGCAACACCACCGTAACAGCCGATTAAATTCTCGATCTTCTCTTACTGCCTTGATGATAGGATGATCCCATTGATCCTTGTTGGCAAGATGTCTAGATTCCAAATACCAACGCTCTATCCAACTGATATTGTCCTTGTATGTTTTTTTCAACATGGGATTGATCAGTCTTTTATCCCAGCAGTGATACAAATCTACACCGCGTCTGATTACAGGTACCTTGGGTGTTTTGGGAAAAACAATTATTTCAGCTTCATTCGTTGACATGTTGATCTAGCCATTTCTCCATGTTGACCAACTTGCTCATGAAACTGCTATTCTGCACCAGCTGTTTGCTTTTGTGATGCAGTGGTTTTGGTTGTATACCAAGCGGTAACCAGCAGTAGCCATCGCTTTCATGATCCAGCACAGGAAGGAATTCTTTTTCTACCACCAAGCAAAATGTGTCGTAGATGAATTTCTTGTCTTTGCTAACGTATCTATGCAACGGTACGATCTTCTTCCATTCGGTTATTCCGGTTTCTTCTTGGCACTCTCTCAACAGTGTGTCCCGAGGACTTTCTTTGGGATTACTACGGCCACCCCACAATCCCCAAGTGCCACTCCACTTTTCTTCTGTACTACGCAACTGCCAGCAATATCTGTGCGTGTCTAATGCGTAGATTAAACCGCCGGCAGCTCGGGTTACACCAGCAGGCGCCAGTATCCCGGTTGAAATATTCCCTCGTAACTCAGTATCCATTGTCCGTCCATGAAAGCTAATTGCTGATTGCTTGCAATATTTAATACATATTCAACTGCGGTAGAAGCAGCCGCATCAAAACTCACTACCCAGGCGCTGCCATTGTATTCAATGATGTCTTCGGGATTGGCAACAAGTCCGCCCCATGCAGGTATTTCAGCAGGAGATGACACAACTATGTATCGTTGTCCCACAGCCGCCACAGGCAATCCGCTGCCTGGAGCCGCACGGGTGGGATCTATAACACCGTCAATGGCTGCACGTGTGTTAGATGGCAAACTGTCCTGATCAATGTCAACCAACAGTTTGTTTGGATCTGTAGGATGCGATGACAAAATGCCAATGTACTCACCGCCCCACACACCAGGACGATCTTGTCGATTAACACGTACTTGGCTGATGCCTTCTCTTAGTCCACCGTACGATTCTAAAAATTTATTCCAAAGCAACAGATCGCCACCCACTGAATTTTTTAGATCTCTAGTGAGCAAGGTAAGTTCACCATTGGCCAGTCGAAGAGCACGTTCGGGATCTGTAACACTTTGCCACTTAGATTGAACGTCGCTGATATAGGTATCATCTAGCAGTTGATTGAGTTCGTCTTGGTCGCCAGCACGGATAGTGTTGATCACGTTGTATATCAACTGCTGGCGCTGTACCATTGCAGGCGGGTTAATAAAAATAGGCAAGTTGAATATCATACTGGCCACGTCCAACACATCGTCGGTTCCGGTTGGTACTTGTCTCACACTCCATACTGTGTTGATCAGTTCCACAAAGTTCATGCGGCTCCAATCAAATACGTTGTCATTGTTGCGCAGGTCCAACGACGGGTTAAACAGTACCAATATCTGTTCCATCAGCTGTAGCTTTTGATCAGTATTTGATGTCCATACGTCTACTTGTACGTTTAGATCATAAGGAACAGGCATGTGTCGCTTGATGGTGTATGTTTGTCCCATTTGATCTAAAAACTGTCCACTGGCCGCATCATATTGTTTTTCATACACTTGCACTTGATCAGTGTGAGTGGGATTGAGTCTGCGTTCAGGCGAAGGCAAGAGCTCTGTAATGTACACAGCAATAAAAGGCACAGTGTTCATTGTGTTATCGCTGTTGTTTTTCAAGATGTGCGCAGCCATACGATTTATATCACCGTATCGAACAGGAACCTTTTGATAAATGTCCAGACCATTTTCGTCCTTGCCCATCTTCACACTGAAGCCAGCGAAGAATCTCATGAACTGTTGTAGGTAGCGGCGTATCTGTCTATCGTAGAAATATTGCATTAGAAGTCTGTCCTTGGTTTAACCACACCGCTGATTGGTTGTCTTGTTGGATAGGCCTGGCCGTCAATGTTGACGCCCTGGGTATCATTGTTGATAAAGCCACCGGCATTTACTGAGCGTGCCACCACATCCGTTCTTGTTGGAAATACGTTGTCATACAATCTTGCCCAACGTCCGCCACGGTACACAAACAAACGATTTGGCAAGAAGTCGGTGCGTATAAACATTTCACCCTGTTGCGGATTGTTTGGAAATATAACACCGCTAGCAATTGGTGCGCCGTAGTACTGTTCAAAGTCATTGGCATTGGCCGGACCATCTGGATCAGGTGGATTTTCATAGTTAAACAGCGTGCTGACATCTGGATACAGGTCTGGTACTTCTTGTGTTGCAGCCTCAACGATTGCATCAGAAATTTCTTTTTCTTTGACATAGGTGCTGATTTGATTTTTTAAGCTATCAGGATCAGCAGCCTGCCCCAGGATGTCTTTGTATTCTTGTGCGTCGGTCAATGGAGCCGCTTTTACACGCCACAGGTGCGGCCACCAAGTTTGTGAGTATCCTTCTGCTGCCTTGCTGGCATCTTGAACCACATACCACTTGTTGATAGCAGGAGCATTAGGATCAAGCAAGGTGTCATCGCGCTGATGGGGAACTTCAAATACGTCTCCTGCCATGATCTTGCGACCCAGTCGTTCAATCATGTCGTTCAAATGAAACGTAATAAACAGCACATCTGTATTGATGAACAATCCAAATTGTGTTAGGTCAAAGTCGTTATCGCCTACGTTGTACACGCCACGAAGATCGTAGATGTCTTTGTCATACTTGCGATCTCGATTTTCTAGGAACAACAAGTCCTGTATTTTTGTTTCGTTAAACACGTCATCGGCTTGATAGTTGGGCTGTGTTGGATCACCTGTTTCGCCCTGCGGATCGGGTCCAATGTATTTGTGTATCAAGATGGATGTTCCGCCAACCATGAACTGTTCTTTGATCGTGCGATCAATAAACTTGTAATCGTTGGTCTTATCTTTGCGCCAAAGGCTTAAACGTGGCATTATGGGTTCCTCACAGTATATTTATGGTGCCAGCCATCCAGCCANGACCTGTTGCAAAAATACAACACAAAAAGCGTCTAAAAACGGTTGACGCCNATGCTCGTTTCGTGCATAATACAAACACTAGGCAACTAAGGAGTCACACATGTCACAAGCTATTGCAAAGCTACAGCAAGTTAAAACTTGGAGCGGCAAAAATACGGATCGTTTTGAGCTTAAAATTGGGCTCGTCACAGACAATACTTCAAATAAAATTGTGCAAGTGTTAACCACACGCTCAGTATTAGATGATGTAGAGGTAAAACTAGCTATAAAGCAAGCTCTTCAAGACTTGCGCATGCAAAATATAGTGCTAGTAGACAGCCCTGCTACCAAAGCATTTGCTAAAGCACAAAAAATCCAATAAAAACAACAACTTAGCGGGTGTTGCAAGAATACAACACCCGCAAAATAGTCCAAAAAAGTGGAAAAAAGTGGTTGACGGCGAGCCCGTTTTGTAGCATAATATGGGTATGATGAACGATAAGGAGCCAGCGATGAGCCAGTACACATTTGATGCAGACATTGTGTCCGATTTACACAAGGATGCATATGGCTTTCGTCCCCGTGAGGGCTTTTGGAATCACTGGAACTTGTCCACTATGGACGAGAAGCAGGCTATTTGGGACGGACTACTCCGTGCGCTCGACGCTTCCATCAAGGAAGAAAATGCCCGCGAGGCAGAGGCTGTTGCTCAGTTCGAGTCGCAGGTTGCTAAAAATATTGAACTGGGTGCGCCCAGCCGCGAAGTGGCTGTGCGTTGGATCATTGACAGCCTCAACCTTACTGAGTACGACCGTGCATACGGCGGCTCTTACATTTGCTTTGAGCTGGGCCTGCCCTACAGCATGCAGGCTGAATTTGATGCCATCCTCAAGGAGGTTGCATAATGAAGACACCACAAGTCCCAGCCTTGGCTGGCATGACCCCTCTGGGTTTCAAGGACGACCGCCCATTTGATCGAACACGCCACGGCGGACTGTATGACCGTGGATCAGCAGACAGCTACTACCGTCGTGCTCCGGAACCACACTGGTACCCAGAAGGCACTTCACACGGTGAACGTATTGTGAATCTAACCCCGGACGAAATTGCCGAATATATGGCCGGCTATGAGGACAATGAGCGCAACGGTGATTTCAAAGACTGGGGTTGACCTGTGACAGTGACTCTTGTATAATTACACATTGAACACATAAGGAGACAACATGGCAAGACTGCAAGCAAAACGAATCGCTACACCTGCACCCAAAATGGTGTTTGCAGATACGTCTACTCCATTGCCCTTGCGATCACTCAAGCAAGTGTTCAAACTCAAGCCTGTTAAGGTTGCCGTAGGTGAAGCCAAGTACGTAGGGGAAGAGCCTGTCCTGCCGCAGGACCGTGTGCTAGAATCTATTGAAATGGCACGTATCTACAATTGGTATTCGTATAATTGCGAAGGTTCAGATGCCCGTGCATGGATGGAACAGCTAGTAGGCGCTATGCCCAAGCGCAAGCATCTAATTGAGCGTTACAAGAAAATGCAAGACTGGCGCCTCAGTCGCACAGCTGGTTGGATTGCACGTATCATCATGCGTGGCGGTCATGTGCCTTATAGCACTTTGCGCTATCTTGTCAAAGCTTCTAAGATGGCTGAAATTGAATACAAGAAGTTTCTTGCCGATGAAGCTGACAAGGAAGAAAAAGTTGAAAAGCCCAAAGGCTATCAGCCTACTATTCAAGAGCGCATGCGAGAAAAGCTAGGAGAATGTCTCGGTGAAGCCGAAGGCTTGATTGATGAGTTTACTGGAAACGGGTATACTGGCAAGGTAAATGTGTTTGGCCTATTCAAGCAGTTCAACCTACATCAGAACCAAGTTGGCGATGTGCTAAAGTGGGCTGAACCTAAATTGGAAGAATACCTTGAACTACAGGAAGCAATCACTAAGAAAGTGTCTGCTAGGTCTGACGACGAAGCTCAGTTGGTAGAAGGTTATGCACACCTTACTAAGAAGCAGATCAAGGCCGCCATTGACATGTGGACCACTGTGGTAGATGCTGCCAACAGCTACGGCACTGTCAAGAAAGCAGAACGTGCACCACGCAAGCGCAAGCCGGTTCCGCTTGAGAAGCAGGTCAAAGGTATCAAGTTCCTCAAGAAGGACGATGCAAGCGGGTTAGTTAGTGTTGACCCAACCAAACTGATCGGTGCAACTGAAATCTGGGTGTACAATGTGAAGACACGCAAGATTGGTATCTATGTAGCAGACGACTACAGCAAAGTGCTCTCCGTCAAAGGAGCCAGCTTGCTAGGGTTCAGTGCAAAAGACAGCCGACAGAAGACCCTGCGCAAGCCAGAGCTACAGCTAAAAGAGTTCCTTACGCTGGGCAAGCCAGCGGCCCGCAAGTGGTTGGAAAAGGTAAAGAGCACAGATATTGCGCTGAACGGACGCACCAACGAGCATACCATACTGCTGAGAGCATACAAGTAAAGTTTGCTGTCATACAAAGCCTCCGGTAGGTAAATATACTATCGGAGGCTTTCCTATGGCATTGACTACAAGAAACGACATCATACGCGAGATTGAGCTTCGCTTGGGCGGAGGCATGGTTGATGTTGAATTAGATCGCGACCATTATGATGTTGCAATACAGCGAGCTCTAAACAAGTACAGACAGCGTAGTTCCAATTCAGTTGAAGAGGGCTACCTTGTGCTGAATCTTGCACCAGAGCAGGACACTTACATTTTACCTCAAGAAGTCATCCAAGTACGCTATCTTTTCCGCAGTGGTGCAGGTGGCGTATCGTCGGGAGTTTCGTTTGAACCCTTTGGTGCCGCGTACATCAATGCCTACCTACTGCAAAGCACAGGTTCTGGCACACTGGTCAACTATGAAATCTATTCACAATATCGCGAACTGCTTGGTAGAATGTTTGGTCAAGAGATCCTGTTTGATTGGGTTGAACAAACCAAAACGCTTAGACTACATCGCAATATCAAGGTTGAGAATGACTCTATCATTGTTCAGGCCTATATGTATAGACCCGAATCTTCTTTGATAAATGATGTCTATGCTGGTTCCTGGATAAAAGATTATGCTGCCGCTCACTGTAAAATGATGTTGGGCGAGGCTCGTAGTAAATTTGCACAAATTGCAGGCCCACAAGGCGGTAGTGCATTAAACGGTGAAAATCTCAAAGTTGAAGCCCAGGCCGATTTAGAAAAATTAGAATTATCTATGGCACTCTACGAAGAAGGTGGAAAGCCACTTGGTATTGTTATAGGTTGACCTTGATTTTTAATTCTGCTATATTAGCAGTATGACAAAACTCATCGGCATCTGCGGTTTTATAGGTTCAGGCAAAGACACAGCCGCAGATTATCTAGTTAATATCCACGGGTTTCGAAGAGACTCATTTGCCGCTACTCTCAAAGATGCCGTTGCCGCAGTGTTTGGGTGGGATCGAGAAATGCTCGAAGGTCGCACCAAACACGCACGTGAATGGCGAGAACAAGTGGACCCATGGTGGGCAGATCGTCTTGCAATGCCCGACTTGACTCCCCGACTGGTGCTACAGCTATGGGGCACAGAAGTGTGCCGCAAAGGCTTTCACAATGACATTTGGATTGCCAGCGTGGAAAACAAACTGCGCACCAGTCAAGATAATATCGTCATCTCAGATTGTCGTTTTCCAAACGAAATAAAATCTATCAAATCAGCTGGCGGCAAGGTTATATGGGTACAACGCGGAATCTTGCCACATTGGCATGATGTTGCAGTGCAGGCCAATAGAGGCAGTGACTCTGCACAACGATTCCTAGCGCAAGAAGGCATACATGCCAGTGAAACAGCCTGGGTTGGCACTAATTTTGACTATATAATAGACAACAACCAATCGTTTGATGAGCTGTACAAACAGCTCAATGCTGTGTTATGATGCGCATGCTGGATAACGAAATCTACGGTTCCTGGTAAATACCGTCCATTTTCCTGAGCTTCAGCTAAATAGATACAGCTGAAAAGCCAATACTCAGGAGACTTGAACATGGCAACTTTAACTTCACCAGGCGTAGCGATTAGCGTCATCGACGAAAGCGTCTACGTTTCAGCCGGCAACGGCACAGTACCACTGATAGCGATTGCTACAGAGGCAAACAAATACAGCGTGGATGGATCCACGATTGCATCAAGCACAACACAATCAAACGTCTTGGAATTGTTGACCAGCCAACGTGATCTTTTGATCCGTTATGGCAAACCACAGTTCAAGATTGTTGACGGCACACCAGTGCATGGATACGAAACAAACGAATACGGTCTCTATGCAGCCTACAGCTTCTTGGGCTTGGCCAACCGTGCATACGTTATTCGTGCAGACGTTGACCTAGCACAGCTAGAACCAACATCCATAGAGCCAACATCACAACCTGAGGCAGGTACATATTGGTTAGATACATCTGCCGCACGTTTTGGTCTTTTCAAATCTGCTGCCGCAGGCGCAGCCTTTGACAATTGGTCACCTGTTACTCTTCTATTGCCTGCAGCCGCAGACCTAACTGGTTCTGCACCATCTGCGTCCTTTGGATCCAACGGCGATTATGCTTGGGTAACTCAGACCAACGTAAATCAAGTGTATCTAAAGAATGCAGGTACTTGGGCCGCAGTAACTGCAGGTGTAACTATTGCTCCACACTATAGCATTCCAACTGCTACAGCGGCAGGCGAACTATGGTTCAAGACAACTGCTCCAAACAATGGCTTCTTGCCAGTATTGAAGAAATATGTTATTGCAAGCGGTCAGGTTGTAGGTACTTGGGTAAATGCACAAACTGCTATCTTGGCTTACCCAGATGACGCTACTGCTAACACCAACGGTCAGAATGTTATCAACCGTGTGTATGCTAAGACCACATCAGGCTCAGCAGCCTTCAAATTGCGTATCTATACAACATCAGGCTGGGAAGACCTTACATATGAAGCCAATCCCAATGAGCCCACAGCCGAAGCGGCAGTTGGTACATTGTGGTACAATGACGAGTTAGCAGTTGACTTGTACCGCAAAGGCGCACTTGGCTGGGAGCCAATCGACAATGCCAACGTGTATATCAATACTGATGCACCTGCAGGTCCTTCGACAGGTGATATCTGGGTTGACAGCTCGGACATGGAAAATTATCCAAAGATTTATGAATTCAATGGTGCTTCATGGGACTTGCATGACAATTCAGATCAAACAACACCAATGGGTGTAGTGTTTGCTGACTTGACAACTACTGCAAATGACGACACTGATGGCGGCGCGGCAACATTAGTTGACGTTGATGCACCAGATCCATTNTTCTACCCAACAGGCATGCTGTGCTGGAACGCAATCGTTTCAACTGGCAACGTCAAGGCCTACAACGGCACATATTGGCAGACAGAATCTGGCAACTACGATTCAGGATTCAATGCAGGCGCACCTTACATGTTGCGCAAGGCACAGCGTCGTGTGGTTGTCAAGCGTCTACAAGCGGCACTTCGTGAAGAGACACTGGCTGACGAAACAGTAAGCTTCAGCTTAATGGCTTGCCCATCTTATCCAGAAACAATTGACGAGATGATCGAATTGAACGTTAACCGCAAGGAAACAGCATTTATTGTTGCTGATACTCCATTGCGTCTAAGCGGTCGTGGATCAGCTGTTGAAACCTGGGCAAATGGTACCAATGCTGGCGTCAATGGCGAAGATGGTCTTGTAACACGCAACACCAACGTAGCTGTTTACTACCCAAGTGCAATCACATCAGACCTTGACGGTAATGATGTTGTTGTTCCTGCCAGCCACGCAGTTCTACGCACTTATGCTTACAACGACCAAGTGGCTTATCCTTGGTTTGCTCCAGCTGGTCTACAGCGCGGCGCAGTGAGCAACGTGACAAACTTCGGTTATGTCAACAGTGAGAGTGAATTTGTACCACTAGCGTTGAGCCAGGGCATGCGTGATGCATTGTATGTCAAGCGCATCAACCCAATGACAAACTTCCCAGGTCAGGGTTTGTTTGTGTTTGGTCAGAAGACACTGCACCCATATGATAGCGCACTGGATCGTGTGAACGTAGCACGTTTGGTTTGCTACTTGCGTGAACGTTTTGAACCATTGGCTCGTCCGTTCATATTTGAACCAAACGACAAGCAGACACGTTTGTCTGTTAAGAACCGTTTCGATGACTTCTTGACTGACATGCTCAGCAAGAGAGCGTTGTACGACTTCTTGGTTGTTTGCGACGAAACAAACAACACACCTGCTCGAATCGATAGAAACGAGCTGTATGTGGACGTAGCTATTGCTCCTGTAAAGGCCGCGGAATTCATCTACATTCCAATACGTGTAGTTAATACCGGTAGTCTTGGACCAGCGGCGGCCTAAGGCATAGCCTAGAAAAGAGATCAATTAGGCCTCTTTTCTAGGCGTACTAAATGAATATGAACCCGGCAGTATAAATAAACATAGATTCAGGAGGAATACCAAATGGCCACCGTTATAAATTTTGGCGTACCACAGCTCTCAGGAGGCGGAAGCGATTCCCCTATCCTGATGCCAAAGTTAGCTTATCGTTTCCGTGTCACACTATTGAACTTTGGTGGACTTGCGGCAACCAGTACATTGACTTCACAAGTGGTCAGTGTAACCAAGCCTAACTTAACACATGAAGAAATTACTGTTGATGTATACAATTCAAAGATTTACCTTGCTGGTAAACACACTTGGGATCCAATTACATTAACTGTGAAGGATGATATCAGTGGACAAGTAGACAGAGCTATTGCGGCTCAGCTACAGCGTCAGTTGAATCATGCGGCACAAAGCGCACCAGTTGCAGGTGCAAACTACAAGTTCTCAATGAAAATTGAAGCACTTGATGGCGGAAACAATGTAAACGTAGCAGGCGACACTCCAATCGTTCTTGACGAATGGACATTGGCAGGCTGCTTCTTGCAGAACGTACAATATGGCGAAAACAACTATGCTACCAGCGACGTTGTAAACATCACCATGCAGATTCGTTACGATAACGCCGATCACGTTGTAAACGGTAGCTCACAGCTATCAATTCAACCTAATAGAGCAACTGGGTTAGCTACAGCGACAGCTAACGGCGTACGATAATAAAGGGGATGGCCCATGACTACAGTTGATACTGGCGGTAGGGGCCTGATCCAATTTGATAACGTAGCTACACAGTTTGGTCCAGGCCAAACTACAGAAGTTAGAAATCGTTATCAGTGGTCGTTACAATTTGGTCCTACTGCTCAACTCACAGGTGGCACTATTGGTGGTGCAGTAGGTCTCAACGATAACGGGACCATTGGATACTACATCAAAGCAACTGATTTACCTAGAGTAACAGTTGAAACACAAACATTAAATCAATACAACATTCGTAGGAACGTGAACACTCATGTTTCCTACGAACCGTTGACCATGACATTCTACGATACGCAGGATAATGCTTTTCAAAAATATCTATTGGCGTATACAAATTTCAAGTCTAAGAATTGGTCCAATGCCAACAATGTGAGAGCACCATTTCAATTGGGTTCAGGATACGTGCCAGAATTTGGCATGCGCTCTCCTATAACAGGATTTGGTCAAGGCGGTATAATCGACGGCGTCAACCTAGGCGACCTCAGTCTGACCCAGACCAGCAATGATAACTTTTGCAGTCACATTGTGATCGTGAAAGAAATGAAGGGCGCCGGCAATACAGACAAGGCCCAAGAGATTACAATATACAATCCCAAGATTGTTGACATCAGCCAAGATCAGTTAGATTACGCAGATGGATCTTCGGTACTGACATGGACAATCACATGGCGATATGAAAGCTATGAGTATGGACCACCAAGAACAACTTCTCTAACAGCAGTTGGTGGACTAACAGGAGAAGCAGCCAGAGCTGTGCAAGAAACAGGTCGTAGCATTGGCCGATTCTTTGAAAATCTTGCTAGAAGGATTTTCTAATGTCAGAATTAAACAATATAGTAACTGCTTCTGTAACACAGGAAGAATTTGGTATTTTCAAGACCACGATTGTTGAATACAACGGTAACTTTGAAAATGCTTCTGCAGAAAACAAAGCAGGCTTGACCAGTATTAACCTTGGGCAATTTGATCGCTTGCGTAGTCAGTTGCAATCACAAGGTATTGACAAATTTGGGTCACAGCTCATTGCCAAAGAAATGCTCAAGCTAGTTAGAAATGGAACGTTCACATTTGGTGAAATATCCAACATTGCCAACAGTTATGCTGTGGCACAAGGTGGTTTCAAATTCACCCAACTGTATCTAGATTCTCTCAATGCCGAACGTGCTACTACCAGCAGACTAGACTTGATTGGCGACGAACCAATCCCAGAACATGTTAACAGAGCGATAATATATTGATATGGCAAGAAATTATGTTCAAGGGTTCTATCAACCAGTCAACAAAGAAAAATACATAGGATCAAACAGACCTAAATATCGCAGCGGATGGGAACTGACATTCATGCGTTTTTGTGACAATCATCCCAGTATCGTGGGATGGGCAAGCGAAAGCATTCGCATACCATATAAAAATCCATTTACTGGAAAAGCAACAACATACTATCCAGACTTCTTGATCACGTATCAAGACAAAGATGGAAACAAAAAAGCCGAAGTCATCGAGATCAAACCCAAGGGTCAAGCACTATTAGAAAAAGCTCGCAGTCAAAGCGAAAAAGCCGCTGTAGTATTGAATATGGCCAAGTGGGAAGCCGCACGTGCATGGTGCAAGCAGATGGGCATGCAGTTCCGTGTGGTAACCGAATCCGAGCTATATAATAACATGGGCGGTAAACGATGAACAAAAAACTAGAAAACTTATTCAACTTGCCTGAAGTAGAAAGCGAGCCGCTGACCGCTGAAGAAACCCAAACTGAAATCATGGAACTTCGTTCAACATTAGACATGAGCAAGCGTATTGATGCGGCTCTCGAAGAAGTAAAAGACATAAGTGAAACAGAGCGGGCATTGGATAATCTTGCAACCAAGGCAGAAGAAGCATTTGATCAATTGATGGTGCTTGGTGCAAACATGGATGATCGAAATTCAGGAAAAATATTTGAAGTTGCATCCACTATGCTAAAGAACGCAGTAGATGCCAAAACAGCCAAGCTCGAAAAGAAATTGCGCATCGTTGAGCTACAAATGCGCAAGGAAAAAATGGACAGGGATGCCAGCAAAGCAGGACCAAATGGCCCGGTAGTTGATGCTGTGATGGTAACAGATAGAAACAGCATTATCCAAGAAATGATGAAGAAACTCAAAGATTCAAACAGCTCAGGCGAAGATAAATAAATCAGAGGTGATAAAACCATGTCCAGTCTAAAAGAATTCATTTATAACAGCCAGCCCGAGTACGAGTACAGGGTCAAAATGACCGCCGAGCCAATTGAAGAGCTTATGGATCGATTTGAAGCACATCTAGTCAAATACGATGTTAAGAAAGTGGCCAAGCCTGTGAAGCTAATGCTTCAATCACATAACGTAGATTTTCCAGACAGCCGAGGTGTTGAGATTTGGTATGTTGATATTACACTAGGGCTTCCAGCTCAACCACGTGCATTGGCCATGGAACTAGGCGAAGCAATGGGCATCAGCGAAAATCAAATAAAAATTCGTGGTGCAAGCGAAGGCATTGAACTAGAACAACGTGCTGACCTAGAGTCAAGCAACAAAGAATACAAAGTTAAAATGGGAACCGAATACGGAGCAGACGAAGGTCCAAGAAAAGAACCATTGTTTGGCGACGAGTATAACAGCATGTTCATGAAAGAACTTGCCAAGGCACAAAAAGATCGTGTGTTCAAATACGAATTTTCTGCCAAAGTACCTGATGCCAAAAGAGAACCGCTAGAGTCCACAACATCTACCAGTCCTATCAGCGGTGCTGAACAGGAGAAATACAGATGAGAGAACTCAAACAAATTACCGAAGCTAATGCACTAGTTGATGCCGCAGACAAGTTCGACGACATCTATCTTCGCATCGAAGCCTTGGCCAATCATGCACATGACCTTATCAAGTACGCTGGCGAAGAACAAATAGTCGGCGACTGGTGGCAAGGCATGCAAGATGCCATGCAAAAGATGCAAGCAGTAACAGATGAAATTCGCCAGCCTAAACTACCAGGCATGGAATCAGTTGAAGAACAACCACAAGATGCGCCACAGGTGCAAGAGGAGACTCAGATGTCAAACATCGACGATATGATCACTAGTTTGAGCAAACTAGCAGGTCTACCAGTAGCAGAAGGCAGCAAGCCAGATTTCTTAGACGTTGACAAAGACGGCGACAAGGAAGAACCTTTCAAAGCAGCCGTAGATGACAAAGAAGAAGACAAAGAAGAAGACGTCAAGGAAAGCGTTGAGCTAGACGAATGTGGTATGCCAATGGCAGTGTCATACAATGATGCAACAGATTCATATCCAGGTCAAGAAAATGGCCCAGCCGAACCTGCCGCCGACATGTACAAGCTAGACGTCAAGACAGCCAACAAGACCATGACTTTTATTACAGACAACCCAGAAGAAATCATGCAAGTGCTGAAAGCTTCAGGAGTTGACATCAAGTCATCAGAGACTACAGCTGGATTCCAACCACCGGCACAAGTACCGGTTCCTCAGGTGAATTCAACTCCTAGTTCTCCAGCTGAACCAACAGAAGAAGCCGTGGGAGACAAAACACGTTCATCAACTGGCGGTACCACTACTCAGACTGCAACAGGACAGGTACACAAAGCAGGCGCTGGCAACTATGGCGGTGCTAACGACGACGAACTTGATGCACAGGAAGATGACGAAGAGGACAAAAAGGTAGCAGAAAGTATTGCTGTGCTTCGTAAGATGTCTGGATTTGCACCTGTGTCAGAAGGCAAGTTTGGCAACAGCGTAGCAGGGGCCAAAGGAGATCCGCGCATTGTTGGTGACACCATTGACTTTGCTCTTTCAGGTACTGGCAATGCCAAAAGCGGTCGCGGAGACAAAGGTCTAAGCACCACAGGCGACAATCCACTAGGTCGCAACGATCGCGATGTTACAGAATCAATACATCGTGAATTTGCTGAATTTCTTAAAGAGAGCAAGTAAGTGATTGACATGAAAGCCCCCATGCGGGGCTTTCTCTTGGCTACATAATACATATGGCAATAGAAGTAAACTTAACAAAACGTGCTCATCAAGTAGAATCCTGGTCACTTGCAGAAATACAAGAGTTGGCACGATGTGCCGCGGATCCAATCTACTTTCTAGAGACCTACGCATACATTCAGCATCCTACCAAAGGTCGTGTCAAATTCATATTGTTTGACTATCAGCGAGACCTGCTGAAATGCTATCACGAAAACAAATACAGCATCAACATGCTTGGGCGTCAGATGGGTAAAACCACTGTAGCAGCCGGTTACTTGTTGTGGTATGCAATGTTTGTTCAAGACTCAACCATACTGATTGCGGCACACAAGCATACAGGTGCGCAGGAAATCATGGGTCGTATTAGATTCATATATGAGAACCTGCCAGACCATATCCGTGCAGGTGTTACCAGCTACAACAAAGGTTCATTGGACTTTGAAAACGGATCGCGCATTGTGTCAGCTACAACAACCGAAACAACCGGTCGTGGTATGTCACTTACAATCGTATACCTAGACGAGTTTGCATTCGTACCGCCTCGTATTGCCAAAGAATTCTGGACAGCTATCAGTCCCACACTGAGTACTGGTGGTAAGTGTATTATCACAAGTACACCCAACCAGGATGACGATCAGTTCGCTCGCATCTGGAAAACAGCGATCCGCACACTAGACGAGTTTGGCAACGACACAGGTGGTGTTGGCCCCAATGGCTTCCGTGCACTGAAATTTGCATGGCACCATCATCCAGATCGCGACGATGCCTGGGCCGACGAAGAACGTAGCAAAATTGGCAATGAGCGATTCTTGCGTGAACATGAATGTGACTTTGTTACAGCAGACGAAACACTGATCAGTCCTATCAAGCTACAGATACTGGAAAGCAGTGAACCCATAATGAAGCTGGGACAAGTTCGCTTTTTTGACAAGGTCATTCCGCGCATGACCTATGTGCTGGGTTGGGATCCCAGCCTGGGCACAGGTGGAGACAATGCCGCTATACAAGTATTTGAATTGCCAGCCATGAAACAAGTTGTTGAATGGCAGCACAATAAAACAGACATCTCAGGCCAGTTGCGCAATGTGGTTGAAATACTGACCTACATCAAACAACAGACAAATGATACTGCTGAAATATACTGGAGTGTGGAAAATAACACCCTGGGTGAGGCCGCGTTGTTGGCCATTCGCGAATACGGGGAAGAACGTATTCCGGGTATGATGATCACAGAAGCAGGCAACAAGCGTAGAGGATTTACCACAGGTAACAAGAACAAAGTGGCTGCCTGTATGAAACTAAAGTTCTACATTGAAAATGATCGCATGCGATTAATGAGCCCTAACCTAGTGCGTGAAGTAAAAACATTTGTTGCACGTGGCGCAGGTTTTGCAGCCAAGGACGGCGAAACAGACGACCTAGTGATGGCAACAATTCTTGTTGTGCGCATAGTACAACACATGCTAAGTTGGGATCAGAAGTTGTACAATCAGTTGACAGATCGTACTGAAATTTCATCTGATACCATAATGCCCATGCCCATAGCTTTCTAAGGATAAATAACTCATGAGCATCAGTATAGAAAACGTATCTAGAGCAATATTGCAAATCATGAAAGGCAATGGACTCAACGTCCAGACTTTCTTGGCAACCTTGCGCCCAACATTAAATGTTCAAGACGCACGTTGGTTTTATGCCAAAGACCTTGGAATAATGGTGCACCTAACTGATGACAAGACCAAGCCAGAACTCAAGATCATGCTGAGCCAGGGTCTGGACACAGCCAAAATCAAAGACATGTATATGTCATTGCGCGAAATGGCAAAGAATTATAATCTGTTGCCTACTGTGCGTATATTTGGCAAGCATCTTGAGCCTAAAGATTTTGAATCATTTGTTGCCAGTTCCACTGTGGCTGAATCAGCATTTGGTTCTACAAGGACCAGTTATCATCCACAACCACAAGCCAAAGTAGTGTTGCGTCACTCAAAGCCTGTTGCTGAAGAAAAGCCAGGATCACGGAGTCGTAACATCAAACAGATTTACATTGACAATAATCAAGGCGAGCGTTTCAAGTTTGACGTTCCGTATCTCACTGCCGCACGTGCTATGGCACGCCATGTGAGTGATGGCGGAGCACCATACGATGAGAAAGGCCGTGTGATATATGACATGGCAGTTGAACGTCAGGACTTGCGTAAACTCGTATCCTATGCTCGTAAAAATGAGCTCATGGACGGACTAGATGAAGAGTTAGGACTGGCACTGGGTCGTGTGGATGAAATTGATCGTGCACTAAAGCGTTTCCATCGAGTTGGTGGAGAGATTGCCAACACAGTTCCAAAAGTGGAAGCAACAGAGAGTAGCAAAATCAAATTTACAGTACAGCAATTTGATGAAACATTGTTACCAGGGCTACGTGCTGTGGAGCAACAGCGATTGCGTGTTGCTGAGACACTACGAGCTAGATTCAATCTTGGTGAGTTCGAAAAGAAAGTGGCCAAATATGATGGCTCCGAACAGAAGTTGGCATTTGAACCACTGAGCGAAATGGACGACACAACTGAGTTCTTGCTCAAGGCAGGACTCAAAGAATCATACGATTTGGTCATGGTGAGATCTCATCACTTGGCCGAAACACACATGCAGAGAATGGAGCAGGCTGTTAAATTGGCGAAGACCAAGCTGGCAGTACCTGATGATAAATTTAAGATGAGCCTACACGAAGAAGCGATGCAATCAATTCTTGGCAAGCTCGGTAATCTGGGTGTTTAAGTTACCTTTTGGTAAATACACTCGTTGACATACAGATACATACAGCATATACTACACGTGTGCTTTCGCTAGAAGCGATTGCACTCTAGGCACATTTAGGCAGCTTAGGCACAACTTAGGAGAAACAAACCATGGCCTCATTAGCAGAAATTCGCGCTCGACTACAAGAGCAAGAACAAAAGTCCGGCAGCAAGTCCGGCGGTGGCGACTCAGCCATTTACCCTTTCTGGAATATCCCAGAAGGCACAACAGCAACAATACGATTCCTTCCAGATGGTGATGCAAGCAACACGTTCTTTTGGCTAGAGCGCCAAATGATTCGTCTGCCATTCCCTGGCATCAAAGGCGGCGACGAAGGCCGCGCAATTGGCGTCCAAGTGCCATGCGTAGAAATGTGGGGCGAAGCATGTCCTATTCTAGCAGAGGTACGCCCTTGGTTCAAGGACAAGGGACTTGAGGATCTTGGTCGCAAGTATTGGAAGAAGCGTTCATACATTTTCCAAGGCTTTGTTGTAAGCAATCCGCTCAACGAAGACAGCGAGCCTGAGAATCCAATCCGCAGGTTCATTATCAATCCAAGTATCTTTAATATCATTAAGGGTGCATTGATGGATCCTGAGATGGAAAATATCCCAACCGACTACATGAACGGTACGGACTTCCGTCTTATTAAGACCACAAAGGGTCAGTATGCTGACTACTCTACGTCCAACTGGGCACGTAAAGAACGTGGTCTCAACGAGCAAGAGCTTGAAGCAGTTTCCAAGCATGGCTTGTTCAACTTGAACGACTTCATGCCCAAGCGTCCTACCAAGGATGAGTTGGTGCTTATCAAGGAAATGTTTGAAGCAAGTGTAAACGGTGAACTGTTTGATCAGGACCGTTGGGGTTCTTTCTATCGCTCAGGTGGCGGCGGCAATAGCCCAGCACGTGCGGCAGCAACCCCTGATGTTGACGTGGATGATGAGACAGTAGCAGCCGCACCTGTTGCTCGTCCAGCACCAACACCTGCTCCAGTAGCGTCTGCTCCTGCAGGGGCTCCCAAGGAAGAAGGCAAGAAGACCAATGTTGACGACATCCTCAAGATGATTCGTGAACGTAAGACTCAAGCCTAAAGCACTATCAGTAGGGGAGGCGAACTCCCCTACTTCTTCTTTGACAGGTAAAAATCATGACAAAACCATTTGACGTTTCAAAATTTAGGAAGAGCCTCACGAAGGCTGTACCTGGTATGGCTGTAGGTTTCCACGATCCGCGTGATTGGGTTTCCACAGGCAATCACACACTAAACTATCTCATCAGCGGCGATTTCACACGCGGCATTCCGCTAGGAAAGGTAACAATGTTTGCAGGTGAATCGGGCTCGGGCAAGAGCTTTATCTGTAGCGGTAACATTGTTAAGAATGCACAATTACAGGGCATCTTGCCCATCATCCTTGACACTGAAAATGCACTGGACGAAGATTGGCTCAAAGCACTGGGCGTAGATACTAGTCCAGACAAGCTGATGCGATTTGGTGTCAGCATGGTAGACGATGTGGCCAGTATTATTCACAGCTTCATGAAAGAATATAAAACTGAAGCAGAAGGCCAACAGTACGAAGAACAACAAAAGGTACTATTTGTTATTGACTCGCTGGGCATGTTGCTGACTCCTACCGATGTCAACCAATTCCAGGCAGGTGATATGAAAGGCGACATGGGTCGTAAGCCCAAGGCTCTGGCAGCATTGATCCGTAATTCGGTTAACCTTATCGCACCACACCCGGTTGGTATCGTTGCTACTAACCATACCTATGCCAGTCAGGACATGTTTGATCCAGATGACAAGATCTCCGGCGGTCAAGGCTTTGTGTATGCATCAAGTATTGTTGTTGCCATGCGCAAGTTGAAGCTGAAGGAAGACGAAGACGGTAACAAGATCTCAGATGTGGTTGGTATTCGTGCCGCATGCAAGGTCATGAAAACACGCTATGCTAAACCCTTTGAAAGTGTCCAGGTCAAGATTCCTTACAACTCGGGCATGAATCCATACTCAGGTTTGGTTGATATGTTTGAAGGAAAGAACATGCTCAAGAAAGAAGGCAACAGCTTGGTATACACTACACAACATGGTGAGATCATCAAGCAGTTCCGCAAGGCTTGGGAACGCAATGATAATGGATCGCTTGACAAGCTAATGGCTGATATTGTTGAACGTGATAGACTCGAATTGTTAAATAAGCCAATCGTAGCGGTTAGCGACGAGTTGGATGAGGAATCTGTTCAAGGAGAATAAAATTGAGTTTGTATGATAGTGAAGCATCAATGGTAGTTGATGCTTGGGCCGCAATCAAACCATATCTTAACAAAAAAGATAGAGATGATGCCGCCCAGGCATTTTTACGTACCTTAGAAAATTACGTTGACATTGAAACCATGGCCAATGACATTGCCGGCCATGATGGTCCATTGGATCGTGCACTGTCAGTGCTGTATGGTGGTTTAGATAATAGCGACGATGACAACTACAATGACCCCGAAGGCGATGAAGAGTTGTTCAGTGGCGGCTATGATGATGAAGAAGATTAATCAATGAGCACATGGTTCCGGAAGGTAACAGCAGACATAGGCCATTTACCAGACGCGATTGACTGGTTCGAAGCCCAGCTTGAAGAAGCTAAGGCTGAAATCAGTCTTCGTGGTAATGTGGAGAAAAATGCACGTGATCTTCCGGGCATCATTGAGCATAGATTTAATCAACTTCAAGAGATTGAAGCTATACTAGAACATCTCAACATTGAATTGCGACGTCTACGAAGCAACCACTTCAAACGATATCTTGAGCATTACAACAGAGCAATGAGCAGTCGCGATGCTGAGAAGTACAGCGATGGCGAGCCAGAAGTTCTTGAGATGCAAAAGTTAATCAATGAGTTTGCTTTGGTTCGTAACAAGTTTCAAGGCCTGATCAAAGCAATTGATACCAAGAACTTTATGATCAGTAACATCACACGATTGCGTGTGGCAGGAATGGAAGATGCAAGCGTGTGATGTTTCATGTGTTGCTGATTTAGTTGGTTCTAGATTTAATGCATTACAAAGTACCAATCAACGTGCCTATGCAGATTATCTAGAGCAACATGCATGTGGTCTAGTTAAAGACGCATATCCAGATCTTTACAAAGCATCAACCAGTGTGCGAAGTCCAGAAGATTTCATGCTGGGAAATATCTTAGTTGATGTAAAAACAAGATGCATAGGTAGAGAGTTTAGCATGCCCAATCTTATCAGTGTTGATCGTGCAAGCAAGATTCTTGCTGACCCATCTCGTGACATATGGTATTGGTTCATTGACTATGAGGTACATGATGATGGCACATTCACTGTGGTGTCATCGGAGTTGACACCCATATGGCATCTCGACTGGCAAGCCCTTAGCATACAGAACCTTGGCCTTGGTCAAATACAGATATCCAACTGGAGCATGCTAATAGACCCTGCGCCTGCTAGGTCATTTTGGATGCTAAATCTTACCAAGCGCACCCGTGAATTCTACGTGCTCCTGCAACAAAAGCTGGAAAAACGCATAAAAGCACTGGGCTAAGTGCTTGATTTTCAAGCAGTTTTTAGCCCTGCTAAGTCGTTGATTTTTAAGGGATTTTTCTAGTACTTTATGCTAAATTCTGTGGGTGTTGCAAAAATACAACACAAAAAAGTGAAAAAAAGTTCAAAAAAGTGGCAAAAATGGTTGACTGCAACCCTGCTCTAGTGCATAATACAAACACTAGGCAATTAAACAAAGGAGCTTGTATGTCAACAGTAACAATTTTGCGCGGTAGCTACCGCAATGTGCCCGTCCGTAATCGTACGTTCCGTATGCTCAAGGACTTCCAAGTTGGAGCCAAGGGCGGCTTCGTCACTGTGCTAGGTGACGGTAGCGAGGCATTCCCTGCCAAGGCAATCCGTGTTCGCGTAAGCGGACTCAAAGACATTGTGGCAGATTCTTCAACCGGTACTCGTAACGAGGAGGACATTATGGGTCTTGCTACCCAAGATGATGGCTCCGTGCTTCGCATTGAGAAGCCAGCGGACCCAGAAGTTTATACAGAAACTGATGACGAAGCCATTGAGCGCATTCGTCAGCGTTTTGACATCCTGGATGAGATGACGCATGGTACCACCAGCGGTGCAGTACGTGCCATGATTGTGAGTGGCCCTCCAGGAGTAGGCAAGAGCTTTGGTGTTGAGCGTGTGCTCGAAGAAGCTGCCTTGTTTGACAAGATTGCTCAACGCAAGCAGAAGTTTGAAGTGGTTAAAGGTGCCATGAGCGCCATTGGCTTGTACGCCAAACTGTTCAAATACGCCGATGAAGGTTGCGTGGTAGTGTTCGACGACTGTGACTCTGTGTTGCTGGACGATTTGTCGCTGAACATTCTCAAAGCGGCGTTGGACAGTTCCAAGAAGCGTTACATCAGCTGGAATACTGACTCACGCTTGTTGCGTTCAGAAGGTATCCCAGATCGTTTCGAGTTCAAGGGTGCGGCTATCTTTATCACCAACATCAAGTTTGAGCACGTGCGTAGCAAGAAGCTCAAGGACCACTTGGATGCGTTGGAGTCACGTTGCCACTATCTGGACTTGACTTTGGATACCACACGTGACAAGCTCTTGCGCATCAAGCAGATTGTCAAAGACGGCATGCTTGACAGCTACGACTTTGAAGATGGTGCCAGCGACGAGATCGTTGAGTACATGGAAACCAATGTCAAGCGACTGCGCGAACTGAGCCTGCGCACTGTGCTCAAGCTAGCAGACTTGCGCAAGATGAGCGCCGGCTCCTGGAAGAAGATTGCGGAAGTGACCATCATCCGCAAGGGTGCTGAAGGCTAAAGTTTAAGATGGGATGATTGCCTAGTAAACAACTCCGCCCATCTTGGCCCTGGATGCGAAAGTGTCCAGGGCTTTCTCGGTGGGTGCAGATGAGGTTGACACAATCCAACTCTTC